AAGACAATAATCGTAGTCGTTAAATAAACGACTATCCTCTAGTAAACATAGAGGGGTTTCGTGGGATATTTTAATCATAACTTAAATATAAATATTTTATTTGGGGTAGGCAAGTTTCTTTGGACGACCTCGTTTACGAATTTCGATTGAAGTTGGAGTACCAAACTCATCAAGCGATTCATAAAACGATAACAAATCATGAGACCAGTTACATAACCGATCAAGTAACTCTTCGCGATTGATTTTAAACGAGACAGTAAACGCATCAAGTAAAGCCTCGATACGAGAATTTTCTTCCTTATCAAAATCAGCTAGTAAACGACGGTAACGAGCAACGTCAACAGTAACTTTTTCGTATTGTGATTGGTAGTCATCCTTGTCTAAATCGAGTTTTTTACGCGCTTGTATCGCAGTGGATTGCGCTTGCCAATAGTAGCATGAAAAATCAAAATCACCATTTAAAATGCGGTCTTTTAACGGAGCGCGTTTACCCAATGGTACACCAGGTTGGGAGTGAGTACGCCACCACATAAACTTGTTGTAGTTGAGTGGTTTGAGTTTAGATAGTTCCTTATCGACAACCTCTTCGGGTTGAGTAATAAATGTATCTAAAAAGCAATTAAAAGGCATCCTCGATTGTTCCTGGTTTATTTTTCAATATTTCACGTAAGGTACGAAGAGAGGAGTGGTTTGACAACTCCTCTGCTTGCATCTTATTGACCCAGTTTGGCTTCGATTTCGACTTTGCGTTCGGCCAACGCTTTGAATTCTGATACCACATCTACTTGGGTTGGGTTTTCGGGATGGTAGCGGTAAAGCTCATCCATGATTTGAATAGTTGACATTAGTTCATCTAGCAACTGCATTTGTTCCTTCTGGTCCATAACTTGATTTTTTATTTGGGTAAATATACGAAAGCCCTTACGGGCTTCCAAATTTTAAAAATATGTTTTTGTATTTCCGTCTAAATAATCTCGCAATTTTTTCTTTCGCCAGGCTGAAATGCCAGGGTTGTTTAGGAGTTTTTCTTCGGGGTTGATTTCTTCTTGGATAGCATCTAAAGATGGTTCACCACTCATCTTAACTTCAATTTCTGGTTCTTCTTCTAAACCATCCATTAAAGTTGCATCCCAGTCCTTTAATTCTTCTTCAGTATAGATATCACTTCCTTCATTATCTTCTACTTGTTCTTCTAATAGAGTATCTTTATACATGTCATATCCTTCTTTAGAACGTAATTGGTTAAAAGCAAAGTTTGCTGCTATAACTAGAGCGATTGCTAGAGGATCAAATACAAAGATGATTATTAAAAGGAGCCAGTTAATAATCCGGTTCATCTCTACCCCAGTTAACTCTGAAAGATATTTAAGTGGTCCTAGTTCACTTGCTGCTTCACTATTTACTTTAGCCTCTAGAATTTGTGTTTCAAGAGAAAATATAGAATCGTTTACAACATCTAGTTTAGTAGCTAGTCTTTCGTTTTCTTTAGCTGTTGATTCGATGTTTCGAATAGCTGAGTTGTTTGTTCTAACTACTAGATTACCATTTTTATCTGTAAATTGGGTAGTTGAACCTTTAGATAATGTACCTCTAAGCTCGTTGTTTGATTTCCTATCTGCTAAAAAATTATCTCTTGTTTCCTCGTACAATGCCTTTTTAGTTTCTAAAGCAGTGATTTGTTGAGTTACGATACCTTCTTTATTAGCTGTTTCCTGGTACGCCCCAGATAAAAAACCATAGATACCTGCTGAGGTAATCAATATAAGTACACAAGTTGCTACTGTTAGGTATGCTCTTAAACCCTTATTTAAGGAATCCCAGTACTGGTAAAGCAGAGAAGCAATTACAAGTTTAGCTACCTCAAGTGAAGAGGCCATGATAATGACCTCAAGTGACGCCCCCGCAAAGAGTTTGCTAAGGCCGCTAACTGAATAGAAAGCGGCCGAAGCAGATACTGACAGGGCGGAGAGTGCTATTAAAAGCGGAAATATTTTATTTTTTAGATTCTTCATCTCTTATACCTTTATGTTTATCTATTTTATCCAAGATTTGGTTTAATAGACTCATCTGGATAAATCCCGACATAGATGCATTTTTAAGTGCACTTATGAGTTGGAACACCATGAAAGGTACTACAATTACTTCACTAAGCCAAGCTGTACCAGCAAAGCCTTGTTCAACCATTAAGATAACTGTTAAAATAACCATCCACGCAACGGTGTTTCTTAGTACTTTAATTGCTTTACGTGTTTGAAAGCCTTCACGCCTAGTTCCAGCTATCATTCCAAATACTCCATCTAAAAACATTACTCCCACTATAGCTAGATACTGATCGGAATTTGCCATTGTTAGATTCATAAAATATGAACACATAAAGGTTATACCTGCAGTCAATGATGTGATAGCTAAAAGTGGGAGGCTTAGTTTCATAGTAGTTTATTTAACGTATTCGTAATACTTTTTAGTTTTAGCGTTTCTGTCTTCTAAACCATGTGTTCCGCCATTAATACGTTTTGTAAGCTCTAAGATAGCAGCATCGTTGATACCTTTATCGCAAATTGTCCATAGCTTATTTCTTTCAAAGAAGAACATTGCTGATTCAAAAGCATATTTTGTAGCAACTGTATCTGGGTTTTTTAAAACTTCATCGTTACCTAAGTACTTTGCGAATGCCTCGTAATTAGCTTTACCGGTTAATTGTAGAGCACCTCTACCTCTGAATTTCCAACCATCACCTGAGGTCTCATCACCGTTACCCATACGAGATGCATAAACACGGTTAGCGATTTTTTCAGGTTGGCGAGCATATGATTCTTCTAGAGTACCTGGGAAATACTTCCCAAAGATACCTTGTAGACCTTGTGCTGAGTAATTTAGATTTTCAGAGAAGGCTTTAAAGCCTCCTGTTTCGTGAGCTGTTTGAGCAAAAAAGTGTGCTGCTCTAACTGGAGTAAGTTTATAAAACTCCATAGCTTTTTTCATTGTACCCGGACCGAAAGCACCATCTGCGCCTACTCCGATCTTCTCTTGTAAACTTTTTAAGCTCATAATTATTCTCCTTTTTTATTTCCACCAAAAATCTTACCTGCTTCAGCTATACCGAATGCACCAAGAGTAATGATTACAAATGAGTTAAAAATTGTATCACTGATAACGAGTTCTTGACCCATGATACCAGTAACAACGTCAGCAAGAGCTGCAATACTCATTACTGAGAATGACATAAAGCCTACAATTGTTTTTTCGTTGAAGTCGTTTTTGTCTTTAAAAATATCTGAAAATGCCATAATTTAAATTTAAGTTAGTTAAATGTAACTATTGGATAAAACATTTGTTATAAATATTACTTACTAAATCTAAAAGCTAAACCAGCGTAAGTATATTGTATAACGTCTGGACCGCCTTTATCATAAGAAGCCCAAGCATCTAAATCGTCTGTTGAATAAACATTTACTTTAATACCACCTAATGCTTTTACAGATTTAGTTAAGTTAATTCCTACCTCACCACCTAAAGTAGTAAAAATTGTCCAAACTCCTCCCGCTGAGTTTATCTCTAGTAAAGGATAGTTAGGATTACTAGCTGAGGTTAAGTAACGATGGGAATGAGCAAACCCATTACCCCCAAAAAAAGCAATATTTCTATCTTCACCTACTATAAAATTATAAGCTAAAACTAATTCAGCTGAGTAAAGTGTGGCTCCAAATGTTTGAGTACCTTCTATTGGGGTAGTTCTAATACCCCTAATAGTACCTTGAGTTAATATACCTCTAGCTTCCCAATGTTTATCAGGTGAATATGTTAAAGCTTGAGTACTACCTTCTATAGCTTCAATAGATTCGCTTCTTAAATCACTAAATGAATTTAAAGAACCTCTAGAAAAACTCATACCCCATCTTGATAAACCTTTAACAGGTGGTAAACTTGGTACTTGAATTTCCTTAGTTACAATTACTGTGTCTATTTTTATAAGAGGTTTTTGATTTTTTATAATTGAATCTAATTTAGTTACTTTAGCACTTTTTTGACCTGCGTAAGTATGAAGTTCGTTAAAACTAGAATCTAAAACAGCATATTCGGCTTTAGTAGAATCATACTCAGTTTTAATTTCGTTAAGTTTTGTCTTTTGCTTAGCAATAGTCTGGTTAAGATAAACAGCCTGTGACTTAAGCATAGTCACAGTTGTATCTTTACCTTTAATTAACTCGTAAGGGTATTTAGTTTGAGCCGTCAGACTCGAGCTCAAAAGGAGTAGAGGAAGGAGAAACAGAATCGATGATAGCCTTGACTTCATTTAGTTGTGTTGTTAAAGTTAGTTTTTCTTCTTGTAACGTTTGGATAGATTCTTCCATTGCAACAACCTTTTCTGTAGTAGATTTATCTATAGCTTTAGCCATTTTAGTAGCTTTTTTTATTTGTTCTTTTGATTTTTGAAGTAAGAACTCAACTTCATCAATTTTAGGCTCTTTTGGTTTTTGAGCTGTAACTGAAATTATAGTAGTGGCTAATATAATAGCTGCTATGCCTACAATATATGTTTTTTTAGTATCCATTATTTCATAATTTGAAACATTTCAACCTTGCTTATCATGTAACCTAATGTAGAATCACTTTTACGAACATGTTCAGTTAATAACTCAATTTTTTGATCTTGACCAGCCACACGCTCGTCATATTTACCAATTAAATCAGAATTACTTAATTTAATATCAACATATAAATAACCTATCGCAACAATTACTAAAAACAGTAGACCTTTTGTAGGATCTTTTGAAAATTGCTCAAAAGTAATGGGTAACTTCATAATTTATAAATTTTAATTTATTATAAATATAAAAAGAGAGCACTAAATGCTCTCTCTTATAAAAAAGTTATATAAATAAAACTATTTTAATTTAGTAGTAGTACCGCTTCCTACAATTTTGGGAGAAGCACCACTTTTAGTAATTTGAGTAGAAGTTCCACTTTTTCTAGGCTTAACAGTTTTAACTACGTCTTTAGTTTCTTTAACTACTACTTTAACAGCTTTTACTACATCATCTACTTCTTTTTTAACTTCAGCTATTTTAGCTTCAATTTTTTCATCTACTGTTGTTTGTCCTAGTAACCAGTTCCAAAGTTTTTTTAAAAATTCCATTGTTTTATTTTTTTATTATGGTTATACATATTACTACCCTTCGCA